TTTTTTTCACCCCTTTATAATCATAAGCATATGAGGAATAAGGAGTTTTATCTAAATTAATTTTAGTTAATCCAGGTTCTGCTCTAATTATTCTAAACATAGTATTAGAAGGAACTTGTTTATATTCCTTAGGAATATTTAATTGTAATAATTTTTGTAAAGCAGATGATCTTTTTTCTTTATCATCTAAAGAAGATATAATCCAGTCTTGTAAAACAGAATTTATTTGTTTATCTAATTCTTGATCGTTTTCCTTTACAGGAGCAAATCCTGAACCATAAGGTAAAGCTGTACCTGCTTGTGGGTCAGATGCTTCTTTCATTTTACGTAAACGTTCTGTTTTCTTTTTAGACATTTCTTTACGTTTTTCAATATAATCTAAAGCACGTTTTAGTCTTGATTTTACTTCAGGATCTTTTGCTTTACTATATGCTGCTCTAACTCGTTGATGGATTAAATTAATTACTTGAGACTGACGAGCATGTGCTTTAGCTTTAAATTGTTTTTTATTTAAAGTATCAACTATATCTTCTTTAGTTTTAAATTTAATACTAACTGTATCTTTTGGATCTTCATCTGTGTATAATCTACGACCCGATTTTTCAGGTTTTTTACCTGTTCCTTTTCTAGGATCAGGTTTCTTTTTTCTACCTTCTTCTAAATTTATTTGTTCCAAATCAATTATATCATCAGGTTTAATTTCATATTGTTCAAAGTCTTGAATCCCACTTTCTTCAGGATTAATATAAGATACATCATCGTCTGTAAATTCTCCTGAGTTGTATTTACTTCTAAGTTCATCCCAGGATAGGAATGATTTACTACGTAAAGGTAGATATAATTTGTTTGTAGTGATCTTATGAATTTCTTCTCCTGGATAAAATTTAATCCAAGTTTTATAGTCTGGTGTTACAAAAAATGATTCTTCATCGTAAGGTATTTCACCTAAACGATAAACAGTCATAGTCTCGGATATTAAATTTTCTTCTTCTAATCCACCAGGTGTATCTAATTTTTTGCCTGTTTTTACATCTGTATCATAACCACAAGTTCCTTCATCTAAATTAGGATTATTATCGTGTCCACATTTATGGCAGATATATAAATCATCTCCACCATCTGTTATAGGCCATTCCCAACCACAATTATCACAAATTACTTCTGTATCTGTTACTAATTCATTAACTGTATTAGGTAAAATAGCTGTTATAAAGTCTCCGGATTGTTTAAATGTTACTCCTGGTATAGCTTTAGAAATAAATGCTCTATATAGATTGTCTCTTTGGGCCCCAAAATTTTCCTCACTTGATTTTTTAGAGGGAGAGTAAATAATGGCTTGAGCTTTAGATTTTTTAAGATATTTTTTAATTATATCTACTATAGTAGCCATTACTCTATACATTTCACCTTTATTAACTACTATTTTAGCCGAAGAACCTTCAGCACCTTTAGGTTTAGCTGTAAATTCAATTTCTAAAGCAGGACGAGATTCCATTTGTCCCGCAGGAAAGTAAACTGTTGATTTAATGTCTACATCATATTGGGTTTCACTATCTGTTGTAAATCGAGTGTAAACATAATAACCTTCTCTATCTACTTCTTCCCATTTGTATGGTTTAAGATTTGCCTCACCTACTTCTTTAATTATAGGAGATACAATATCCCACACTTGTTGTTTTTCAGCAATGTCTGGGATTAAATAAAAAAATTGTTCTTTATTATTATTTTTAACAGCATTACGAGCCGCAGTGCCGCTTACACCACCTGAAGTTTGGATAACACGTAGTTGTAAATTTGGATATTTATCTAATGTTCTAGTTCTAGAAGATATATCTGCAAAATCTTCAGGGTTATTTTCACGTGCACCTATAATCCAAAGTACTTCCTCTTCAGGATGATCTTTAGCATAACGTAAAACATCGCCTACTGGTGCTTTAGATGGTTCAATTCGAACCTTCATTGGAAGATACTTTTTATATAACTCCCAAATTTGGATAGACTCACCTTGAGCAATACCATTACGCTCACCGCTCCCCACATAAATGATAATATCATCAATTTCAGGATTTTGTTCAGCTGCTTTTTCAATAACATTAAAATGGCCTTTGGTTGGTGGTTTAAATCCACCACCATAAATAGCGGTTATTTTTTTATTATCCGCTTCCAAAATATCTTCTAATAAGATTTTGGTAAGGTGGTTCATTATTGCTTTAGTTTTTGAATTTTTTCTCTTGCTGTTGCCTTTTTCTCTTCAATATCTTTTTTAGCACCACGGAAAGCTTCCATAGCATCTTCCATTTCCTTAAGAGTATCTTGGAATGCTTTTAAAGCTTCAGTTCCAGCTCTACGAGCATCTGATTTTTGCTTGTAGACACCTAAAATATTTTTAATATCTAAACCACCTTTAATTTGAAGAGCAAATTCAGGAAGAGTAATTTCATACACTACATCTTCCATTTCTGATTTTTGGGTTGGTTTTTCTACTATAAAGAATTTACCAATTTCGTCTATGGGAATACCTTCTGCTTCAACAACAGGGGTCATTTCCTTAACTGGTCTTTCTTCTTTTTCTACTTCGTTTAATAAGTCTAATAATTTCATGATTGTATAAATTGATTTATTTTGGTTTGTGATTGTTCAAAATTGTTAAATTCTGGTTGTGATGACATTGATTGTTTAATATCTGAATATAGTTGTTCTGCTTCTTCTTTAGATTTTTTAAGTTCATCAGGTGTTTTTACTTTACCTACTTGTCCTAAAGGTTCGATGTATGTTTTATAGATATATTGTTCATCAAATTCTTTATTAGCTCCATCAGGATCATTATTTAACAATATAAAGTTTTGACCGAATGCTTGTCTATACACGTCTATATTTTTATTAACGTCGCGCCATGAGCGAAGCACAATACTCGGCAACAATGATCTATCTCGCTGTTTATTACGGTCTAGTGAGGTAATAGGCGACACATAAGTCATGATCATGAACGTGTCGTAACCTAAAGCTTCTAATTCTGCTTTTTTCTTAAGTAGCACTTTAGATGAACCCCCTACACTATCAATAACAATATTTTTTAGGTTTTTTGATGCATCCTGATACTTAGTATCTGTTGTTTTTCTAGCTTGACCCATTAATTCACCTGATTTTTTAAGTTCATCAGGTGACATGTTAGCTAATTTCATCCCAATACCAGATGCTTTTAACAACTCCTCATAAGTGTCATCTACATTAATGGTATTAAAATTAGATGGTACTAGCTTTTGAGAAACATATGATTTACCCGATCCAGCAGGACCAGCCATAAAAATAGCTTTCGGTTTTCCTTGCATTTCTCTTAATAAAGATATCAGTCCGATCATAGATAGGGTTTGTCATAAATATTACAACTCTCTTTTAACTTGAGTTTTGAATGAAGTAAATACAGGTGCCTCATATGGATTTTCTAAATCAAATAAACGGCGAACAGTGCGAAATATATCAAGATTTTCTTCGTGTGTGCGAGTAGGCAATACCATCTCCCATCCTTTACCCTGCATTTTTTCTTTATTAGGTTTACGTTTAGATGATTTTAACCATAAAATACCATAATTGTCAACCTCTTTATTAAAGCATTCTTTATAACACTGACCATAAACTGCTGTTTGTAGTTGGTATGTTGGTTGAACGTGATTAGATGTTTTAAAGTCAATTAACCATAATTTACCCTTAATTTCACATAACATATCACATGTACCTGCTACTTTTAATTCATCTGAAAATAAATGTACTTCGGCTTCAATTAATTTAGGATTATAAGTTTCCCAAAAATCAACAAAACGTAAAAACATTTGCCACACATCTGGATTGTATTGTGGGCTGCCAAATTGGTTTAAAAAGTTCATTTCTTTACCTTCTAAATATTCTTCAATCATTTCGTGTACTTGTGTACCTTCTTCACCTGCTTTTTTAACAATATATTCAGCCGAATAACCTACTTTTTTAAGCCAGTCTTCAAAAAATTTGCCTTTTGGGTAGTATTGTAAAACATAAGTAACAGATGGATAATACTTATTGTTACGTCTGTAAAAACGAGAATCGGGTAACGTGATTTGTTTGTGGTCATCCGAAATCTCTAGGATTCGATTGTAAGAGTGTTTTATTGTACTCATAAAAATAGTTTTTTCTCAAGCAAACCAGAGAATGTTAAGGGGTATGTTTCTTGGATTAGATTAGTGAAGTTGGCGAACCCCATTTCGCTTGGATCCTTATCCTTCATGTCTACAAGATATACTTCTTTACCTTCCTTCATTAGCTGTTCGCAGAAATTCAATGCCTGTTTTTGGGCATCACGGTCAAGAGCAATGTATATTTTTTCAACTGAAGACATCACGATCTTCTTCATTAAATTTGATTGTATATTTTTACCTAAAAGAGGCACAACATTTCGTTTAATAGCAATAGCATCAAATGGACCCTCACACAATATTAAAGGCAAATCCCAATTGATAAACATCTCAAATGGAATGATATCTCTGGATGTTTGAGGGTTCCTGTATTTTACTGATGGTTGTTTTTCGAATGAGCGGCCTGTAAAGTAATTTAATTTACCATTAGCATCATAAGAGGGGATGATAATCATATTAACATAACGTCCTTTTTCACAATAACCAATACCATATTTCATAATATCTTCTTCAGTAATACCTCTAGATTTAATATAAGCCATAGCTTGTCTACCAGTAATATCTGATTGATGAATATTGGTTAATAATTTAAATTCTTTGGGTAGTTCTAGTTTAGTTTCAACTACAACATTTTTTTCATTACCTACATATTTTACAATGACTTTTAATTCAGCCATTTTTTCAGGTGATGCTTCTACTGTTTTAAATAATTGGTATAGTTTTTTACCCTTTCTATCGCAAACCCAACAATGCCATGGATTTTCACCTTTATCGTTTTCAGTGAAGTTAATCTCTAGTTTTGGTTTAGGGTGGTTGCACAGCGGACAGTGGTAAGCATAGTTACCTCTTGCCGTTGATTTACCAGTACCTAACACCGAATTAGTCAGTGCAACTAGAGATTGATTAAGCATAACCGTAATATAACAAAGAAAGCTTGGTTTCCCAAGCTTAACTTTAAATATTTTTATTTAATTTACTTCTTAATTTACTTTTGTAAAATATCCTTTGGAATACAAAGCATCAACCCATTTTTTAGGCATAGATACTATAGCTTCTTCAGCAACAGGTCCTAATGCTTTTATGAATTCTTCTGGTCTATTTATATTCTTTAAAGTGTACTCTTTACCCTCAAATTCATTGGGTAATACTTCAAAAATATCACCAAGCTGTGGTTGAATTTTTATATCATAGAATGCAGAAAATGCACTTTTTAAATATTGCATTATTTTAGAGTCTGGTGATTTTGTTACTTTAAACTTATCTCCTATTTTAAAATTAGATTCTTCTTCATTTAGACGAGAATTGAAAGTTGCTTTGTTTTCAACTAAATATTTTTTTAAGTCAAAATTATCCATATTTTTATTTTGTTATAAATATATAAAAAAAAAAATTAAGATGCAAAGTCCTTATATCGAAAAACAAATCCTTTAATATGAATTTTAGTTCCTTTTAGAACTTCACATATATTACCTTTATTTAAATTTAAAACTTCACTTGCTTCGGATAATGATTTGAATTCCATTCCGAATAAAGTATCACAAATAATAGGTTTGAGTCCTTTTCCTTTTTTATTTTGAGAAATTTTTTTACAAATTTCCTTTGAAAATTTTGTTCCTGTTAATTTTTTACTTAAGTTATCTTTATGTTCTTGAGTTCTTTCATAAGATAATCCACTTCCATTTTCTTTTAAAAAAGCACTATGTTCAGGACGTTTTTTTCCTTCCCAAACTCCTTTCCTACCTTTTAATCCTTCTGAGTGGTTTTTCCTCCACTGTTCATCTTTATAACCTTGGATTCCTCCTTTTGATGTTGAATTAAGTCCTTTTTTATAACTATCGTAATATTCAATCCAATATGTTTCTCTTTCAGATAAATGCTCTACCACACATTCTTCAAGTATTTCTTTTTTATGATTTTCCCAACCGTACTTATTTAAAGAATTTTTAAATTTTTTACCACTTCCAGAATTATATTTGTGTCCTTTTTTCCAACGATCTTCTATATTAGTAGATTGACCTATATATATTTTACCTTTAGGGTTTGTAATTTTATAAATACCTATCATCGATGATAAATATTAAAAAATTTACCGAGAATGTCAATTACTTAAAATCACTTGTGTAGAATTTCCCAAGGATTGAATCGTTAAAGTATTCTAAAGGATGTTCTAACACCCCATATGTAAATAAATACTTACACTCGTAATATGTTAATAGTTTTTTATTGTTTACTATTTGTAGGATTTCACGTGTAAACTCATCGTGTTTACCTTCTTTTAATATTTCAAGAATCGGTTTAGCTGAGCCATAGTAGGTTTTCCAATCCGATTCTTTTTGTACTACTTGAGTTGTTGGTTTACGGCCTCGGCCGGTTTGCTCTGCTAATTCTTTTTTCGTTAATTTACGTCTAACGTTGTGATATAGCGATTTTTTTCCAATATACGATATCCCACTCGGTTTGTGAGTAGTAATGTATATAAAACCAAAGGCGTCTTGAGGAAAATCCTCAAGTTTTTCTATAACTTGTTTGTTGTATAACCACATTATATTTTAATTTTAAACGTATATTCCTGTAAATATTACACTACCATTATCTGCAGCAGTTGCTTGTTGTATTACTGCTACTCTTCCATCTGGGGTAACACTTGTCATTAAGTTTGCTGGATCGGTAGGAAATGTAAATACAAAACCATCAGCATATGTTGCTGTAATAAAAGCATTTGTACCTATTGTTTTACCTGCCAATGTGGGAAATGCACTACTTGAACCTACACCACTACTAAGTACTACTTTTCCTGCTACAAATTTAAAATTTCCTGTAGCTAGTGATGTTCCATTATAATATGTTTGGTCATTTACCTGTGTTGAAGATATAGCGTATGAACTACTTACAGCATAAGATGAACTTACAGCAACAGATGCAGTTCCTTGTAAACTTCCAGTAAATCCATTTCTTGATTTTACACTTCCTGTTAATTGAAGTGAACCTGATAATGTAATATCATAAGCTATTATTCCTGTAAATGCATCTACACTTTGAGATACTTCAGCGGCGGTAATTACATTACCGGTTGCTATGTTTGTTTTTGATAATGTAATTGCCATTGTTATCTATCTATATTAATAAGTATTGTTGTATCTGTTGTAGGTGAAGTTGGTAAGGGTTGTGATAATTTTCCTATTGCTAATAAATTTTGATTTTCATCATATAATCCTACAGTTGTTACATAAGGGTTAAAGTATGATGCTGTTACAAAATTATAAACAGTTCCATCTGTTGAACCTGATATTACTGTTGGATTTAAAGTAAAATTAAATTCATTTTCGTTAATAGTACATTTATATTGTGATTCATAAATAGTAAGAGATGATGAAAATGAACAGGTTACATTTGAAGATGTAACAAAATTTTCTATAACAATTGTATCTGTTAAACCATATAAAGCTGAACCATAAGTACCAACACCATAGGTATCTAATCCTGGATTAGAATCACTTGTAATAATTGCTAAACCGTGAGGATAAAATATTTGTCCACAAATTTCCTCAGTTGAAGAAAATATTAAATTACCTTCTCCATCATCATAAATTGAACCACTGTCGGCAATCCATTTAAATGAATTTGGTACAATATAATTACCATATAAACGTGAAGGAACAGATAAAACTCCAATTTGTGAGCCAGATCCTGTAGGGAAATATTTTTCAAACGTTAAAGTTGTTTGAGGGTAGTTAAAATATCTACCATCTGATTGAAGAATACCTACATATCTATCTCCTTCAGTGTTAGCACCCGGTACTAAACTTGCTGTTGGTACCGGATCTCCATAACTTGAAGTTAAATAATTTGAATAATATAATTCTTGAATAGAACTATATACTAAACGTTGATATTGAGTAGAAGTTTGACCTGTTGTAGGATCAGTATTAGGATTAAATAATGTACCTGATAAATTTGTTCCTAAGAATCTATCAATACTAACATCAGATGCATCAAATTCGCTTCCCGTATAAGAAAATGCCTTATTTACCTCAAAGGGAACGACTGTGATATCTGCTGCTAAAAATTGTTTGAAAGCACCCATTCATTTTAGAAATCTAACTTAACTCTAATAAGAGCTTCTTTTGTAAAATCTTTAGGCAATGGTCTTGAAAGTTTAGCTACTGCTAATAATTCGTTATTATCGTTGTATAATCCTACAGTTGTAATATAAGTTTGGGGGTTATTAATAAATGAAGAATATAATACTTCACCTGTTGAACCCGAAATGAATGATGGATTTTCTGAATAATTAAATTCTGAACTTCTAGGTCTTACAAATATAAAATCTGAAGTGATTGTTTCTTGGGAATTTAGGAAAAAATCACCAATAGTTCCAAGTTTACTCATTGATTGACTAAATGCTGTAACTAAAGAAAGATTAGCACTTGTAGCTGGTGTTTGTGAACCTGAACTTACTTTTACTTGGTTACTCCAAGCATATGAACCACTATAAGCTAAACCAATACCTCCACTAGTATGAAAATCAGCTAAAGCCATTGGATTTAATAAAATAGTTCCAATGTCTGGTAATAACCAACCGTAAGATCCTGAGTTTTTAGAATATCCATCAGCTGTAAGTGCATTAGTAATTGTTGCTCTAACACCTGTTGAACCTGTAATTAATTGAAATACTCTACCTGCTTCACAAAATTGAACAGCTGTTACATAATTACTATTATCTGTTAAAGTAATTGAACCTGAACTACCGGAAAGTGTTAGTGATAAAGAACCTAAAAATAATGAATCTTTATATCTTGCTCTTTCCATAGGTAAAGCAAAAAATTCAGATGATGATATAGCACCAAATACAAATTTAGCATTTTCATCACCTAATACTAAGTCTTGCCATTGGCCGAAAATGGTTCCAGTTGGAGATTTACCATCTACTGCAGTATTGAATACTAAACTACCACTACCTACTTCATTACCATAAGCAACAGCAAATTGAACGGATTCCGTTGTAGCAGTATCATAAACATTCACATAATAATTACCGGCTGAGCTTGCTACTTGAACGGAAGAAGTAAATACCGATGTTAACGATGGTGAATTGTTTGAAAATAATGTTGATGATATAGCGTCGGAACTAACTACAAAATCACTTGGGTCTAATCTATTAAATGACATAGTCTATTTTTTTATGATACTTTTGTTACTGTTACTGGAATTGTTAATCTAGCACCTGAATCTCTACCTACTACTGTTAAAGTAGCTTGTAATATAGTGTTTGATCCAAACAATGTGTTTATTGTTGTTGCTCTTAAATTAATTGTAGTACCTACAACTGTTTTAGATACTGAAGTACCTAATGTAGTAGTTTGGTTAGCTACGTTTAATGCTGTTACTGAAGGAGTATTAACACCTACACCTTCAAATGTTGAGAATAATCTAACATCAGAGATTGTAGCTGTATAACCAGCAGATTCAAAAGTATTTCCACCAAAGTAATTTAATGTTTGAGGTGTAATTGATAATGCAGCACCTTGTTTGATTATAATCGAAGTATAACCTAAATCCAAGATAGGCATTTTAGCTGTACCACGAGGTAAAGTTGTAAGTTTATACTTCATTACCTGTGTTGATTGAGGAAATGCCTCTAATAAAGGCATATTATCAATTGCCTGTCCATAATAAGCAGAACCTGAAGGGTGGTTTGGATTATACAAAGTATAATCAATTTCGTCATCTGCTAAAGCAAATTGAGTGATTCTAAACAAACCATCATTTTGAGCTAGCAATTGACGGCCTGTATCAGTTAAAATTGCGTCTACTGTTACTACGCTGTTATTTAAATATCCCATTTTTTTGTGTATTTTATTATAAATATGTTAAACTAATCCTTTATTTGTTAAATTTTCAATTATTGTTGGTAAGTTTTTACTAAGTAATGGAGAAAGATATTTAGGAAATATAAATCCTGATCCTATTAATGTACCGGGTGAGTTAATTATTATATTATCTATTGATGAAACCCATCTTCTTATAGCAAAATAATTTACATCTACCTCATTTGTATTTATAGGTTGTTGTAGGAATAAAAAAAATCGTTCGGTAGATTGGTTAAAGGATGAAGAAATAATAGTACTAACTAAATTTTCATTTCCTTCAAAACGAATTTCATCATATGGTAAAAAAGTTAATGGTTGGGGTTGGTCAAATCCACTACTTGTGTTGTTAACGGTTAGAGGAAGTGTTTGTTGGTTGGTACCATATAAAACTCCTAAAGCAGCACTTGAAGTTAATACAGAAGGAGAATTATTACCAGTAGTAAAATAAGGTTTACTTACTGAGGTACTAATAATAGGAGCAATAGTCCATAAACTATTATTTACATCTACATTTTCATTATTTGATCTTATAGTAACATAATATTCTGAATTAGCATTAAGAAATAAACTAGAAGTTACAAGAAAATTCCCAGGACTTCCACCAGATGCTAATGTTTGATTTTGTTGAGCTATTTGGATATTATTTTCTAATAATCTAATTTGAACATTTGTACTAACTGCTCCTAAATTTTCAATTTCAAAAGAGGCACTAAAAGCTGCTCTTACAGGGGAAGTGTTTTGAACAGTATAAACAAAATTTGTATTATTAAACCCTCCAGCTTGGTCTTGATTTATTGTCGGAAAACTAGCAGTAGTAGGTGTAGCTCCAGAAGGTATACTTTGGGCATTATCCGATACATTTAAAGCATATAGTTGAGTATACAAACCAGGGACAATATTAAAATTTAAACTGGTATAAGAACCACTAACTAAATTCTTAGTACCTAATGAACCTGTATCCGAAAAAAGTATAATATTTGATATTACTGCTGGTTTATAAACTGTAAATTCGGATTGAGCTAATGTTGTATTATTATTAGGAGATAAAATTACTGTAGAGTCTGCCCCAAAGGCATCTATTAAATTGGGTATATAAGCTGAACTTGTATTATTATTATTAGGTTGAGTAATATTTCCTAATTCATCTACTAAAAATCCTATTTTATAATTACCACTACCTGATCTTTCAGCTAATGTATTACCTAATCCACCCGGAGTATATATAAAATATGATGTTAATTGTTCAACAGAAGGTAATTTAGTATTATCAATAATATTAAAATCAGTCGATGTATTTTTACTTCCTACATATCTTGGATTAATAATACGAGCTGTTGTATAATTAGAAGCAGGAGTTGTTGATGGTGTTGCACTACCTGTTCCTCTTGAAGCACTAATAATTACAGAAGCATTTACTGCTGTAATAGCGTTGGAAGAAAAATCAACATCAAAAAATTCAGGATTTACTCTTGCAACATCAACATTACCTGCTACTACTAAACAATCTGGTTCTATATAATCTTCATATACAAATATATTAGTAACAGTAGCAGTGTTAACGCCTGTAGCACTAGCAAAATATAAAGGATAAAAAGGATTATTAATTTGTAATTTATTTACAGTAATAGATGCTCCTGGAGCAGGTTGACCAGGATTGTAGGCATTAGTGCCTGAGTAAAATATTCTGCCTGAATTATCATATATCATTACACTAGCGTCTGTTAAAGAACCAACATCATTAGCTGCTGTAAAGGTAATATAGTAGGATTTATTAACATCTATATCATACATTAAAGATTGATTAGAAGAATAAGTAACACTTGGTGTTAAATTCCCCCCTACAGAAGCTGTAGTATATACTTGAACTATTTCAACATTACAATCACTTAAAGTACCATCAGTAACTTGTATTACAGATCCACTTAATTCACCATTATAAAATTCTTCTTGGGTTGAATTTACAAAAGGAACTGAACCACTTAAAGAGGGAGTTGAACCTGACCAACTTTGAGTAATATTAACAATACCATTTCCTGTGTATTGAGATGAAGTTAAACCGAATAAATTGGGCATTGTACCTCCTGTACTACCAGAAATAGTATACATTTGAATAGCCGAACCAGTAATTAATATATTTTCTGTTTGATAAGGAATATTTGTTGAACCACTTTCAACCATAGCAATGGATGAAGTAATATTAGGCTGTGGAACAGGATATTTATTTCTTTCTAATGTTGTTTGTTTAATTACAATACCTGAAGCTAAATCTGTTCTAGCTGGGGTAAAATCCTGAATCATTTTAAATAAAGAGTTATCAAAATATTTGATAAGTCTTATATAATCCCAAATGTTATAGTTGCCTGTATATTTTTCAAAATAGTAGTTTCTTAAACCATCTAAAGCAGGATATGATTCTGCGGATGAGGATACTAATCTTGGATCACCAATATATTCACCAATATTAAAGTAACCTAATTGGCCAGCAATATCGTTATTAATTTGGTTTTGAGGAGAAAATGCTACCTCAACATAATCAATATTTGGAGTATAAGATCCACTTACAGCAACACTTTGTTGTATCGAAATAAATGGGGATAATACTTGATTTGTTGGTAAATTTGTTTCGTTACTTCCACTATAAGGTAAAATTTCACCTTGTTGTCTAATTTTATTAGAAACACGATTTTTAATACCTGCTGGGAATTGATTTAAGAAAAATGATTCTGTATTTGGTACAAATACTGTAAAATCTTGGTTAAAGTAAAATGTACTTATATCACCATCAAATGATTGAGTTGTTATCCAAGATCCTGTAATTTTAGGATGTACTGAGATTGATGAAGTATATAATTCACCACCTAAGGTTGCTCTAAATGCTAAAGTATCAGGAGCTGTATTGATTCCATTAGCATCTATTGAGTAAGGATTCATTACATAATCATTAAAAGAACTTGAATTTAAAGTATTAACATAATATCTGATTTCTTGAAATGAACCTGTAAAATACTTTCCGGCTAATGATGATGAAATCCCAAAATAGGATTTTACAGCATTGTTCCAAGGATCTTCTGTGAAGGGGTCAACAGATGATGACGCTTGAAAACCAATTATATTTCCATCTTCACCTTCATAATTTTTATCCTTAGCATGTAAAGTATAAACTGTACCTACTTTATTTACTAGCACTGACCACCAACCTTCATTAAAGAATGGTAAGTAAACACTTGCAGAAGAGTTAGGGGATAGAGGATCAGGTATTAACTCTAACCTACCATATTGATTATATGGGTTAATAATTGATCCTGAATATGAACCACTTGTATAACCTGAACCTGTATATTTTAAAACTAATTTAACAGAAGTATCAGTTTCCCATAAACTTTGAGAAGCAATACTCGCTGTGTTTTGTGGTAAACCATCTGTTCTAAATCTAAATTCTACTGCTTGGGGTCTGTCATTACTCGCATTCCATGCGGAGTTAAGAGCAAAGGATGAACTAATATATGATGAACCACTTGTATAGTAAGCAAAATTATATTGATTAAACCAAAAGTCATAATCATTTTCTATAATTTTATTTTGACCACCAAATTCATTTACTTGTAAAATAGTATCCGGAATACCATAAGTAGTAATTAATGCTCTTAAACCTTCTACTGTACCTTTTTTCTTAAGTAAGTAAGGTAAATTAGCATATATGCGTTTATATATTCCAGCATTTATGTCTTCGGTCGGTATTAACGAACTTGTAGATGATGCGGTTATATACGTGTTTATATATTCATATCCCGTAGGGGTTGGCAACGAGCCAGTCGTATAAGGTAAGTTATATAAACTTCCTGAAGGTGTTAAACCTAAAAGTGCTGAATATAAATCGTTTGTAGAAAAGTTGTTTTGATAGATTTTAATACCCATATCTCTTAAGATATCGGCTACTAAATCTTTTGATACACCATAATTTAAACGGTTATCATTATTGTATTTGTTTGTAACATCTTGAGTATATAAAAATACATTATCAAAATGTTGACCAATCATCTCAATAAATAATTCATATTGAGCGTTTGCAGGATCTTCTAAAAGATAAGAAGGAATAGCATTTATTAAAGCATTATTATTTTCAATGTCATATTCTTCTGCTACAGCAGATTGAGATATAAACCAATTTGATCCAGATGTAGAGGTTGTTGTATAGTTAGTATAAGGGGGTGTTGAACCCGTTTTAGGCCAACTATCTGAGCCTGAATTAAAA